CAGTATGTGTGAGAATGTGTGGGTCTCAGTGTATACAGGGGTTGACAGATTGCAGTGTTTATGTTATAGTGAATTAGCAGTTGTTTTGTGTTATTGTTATACCCTTGTGGGGGTATTGCGAAAAATCCAAACTACCCTAACCTACAGAGGTGACAAAATGCACGAGAGATATCAAGTTCTTGAAAAAATTTTTTGGGGTAAAAAAACTCCTGTAAGGTTGCTCTATAATCATGTGTATGGAACAGAGACCAGCCCCTGGGATGAGGTGAGTTATATTGGAATTTGCCTGTGGGAGGGTTTAAATATACTTGGAGCACATTATAAGAAAAAAATTTTCCCAGGGTAAAAATGGTCTACAAGTTGATTGCAAGAGACAGGGTGTTTTGTGAGGGTACGCTGTCAGAATGTCAGAAATGTCTCACAGGTATCTCCCAGATGATACATGCAGGGTTTTCAACGGATTTTCAGGTACAAGATTTTCTTATAATGAATGTGAATAACAGTGAGGAGCAAAAATGACAAATGATGAATTGATTGGAAGTATTTTGAAGCTAGTTGCAGATGAACTGGGGGGCAAGATGTATCACCAGATCTGTATCACCAAGCACACGCAGCATGAGAAGTTTGTAATAGAATTCAACCACCAAACTAGGAGCAATGAAAAAGATTCTCAGAGTTAGATCTTGTCCTTCATGTAAAGGGTCCTGGGTGGACTCCGAACCCCATATCTCTCTTTCATATGCCTATGAGTCAGGCGGGTTTCTCTCAGGGTTGTATGGGGCAGGAAAGGGGTTGTGGAGATGCCCTCATTGTGCTAGAGTGTATGAAGAGAGGGACTTTGAATGACTGCATTGGAGGTATTATGACTTACTCAACTGATAAAGTAACCAGAGTAGAAGTAATTGACCAAGAAGGAAGGTCTTATGTAAATTGGGATGACAACAATAAGGTAGAGTTGTCCTTTCAGGATGATGGAAGAACTCTCAAAGTTTTTATTAGTAATCGGGAAGAAAAATGACTGAAAGAATAGGATATAAACTCAATCCAAAGAAACTTGTGGGAGCACCTCAAGGTATTCTTCCTTATGTTTGTGGGGAACTAAAATGATTAAAATCAGTAAAACTTACCATCTTGCTCTCACAGAGGAACAAGCAAAAGAACTCTACCAACTTCTACGAACTGAAAAGGATAGTGGATGTCTAACACCTGATAAAGAACTGGTGGTTGTTTATCACGAACTCAAAAACCTCTTTGATACTGGAATACGATGAACCACGCACTTATTCTACTTCTTGCTAATCTATCTTCTATTGCTTGTGTGATTGGAGCAACTATTCTTGCTTTTCACGGGATTGCTGGTTGGGGATGGTTTCTTTTTGTTGCTGTTTTGCTTCAATCCTATTATAGTTCTTCTAAAACTACTGATTGATTATGACTGAACAACGCAAACTATGTAAAGATTGTCTCTACTATAAGAAAAGTTGGTTGGGTCATCTTTTTAGGAACAACTCACTTGATAAATGTTATAACCCAATCATAACTGGTGATTTGGTGACTGGAGATAAAAAAGGTGAGTATTGTAAAATTGCCCGAGATTTTGAGATGTACTGTGGTAGAGATGGTAGGTATTTTGAGCAACTATGGGGGGATAGAAAATGACTGAAAAAATAGGATACAAACTCAATCCAAACAAACTCAAAGGAGCACCTCAAATTATTCTTCCTTATTTTGTTGGTGCTTTTTACTACACCGAAGATTATGAGTATTTTGATGTAATCAAACCTTATCTTGAAATCCCAGAGAAACCTAAAACTCTGGAAGAAATCCAACAAGAATTGGATGAGAAGATTGATGATTTGATTGAGAGAACGAAGAATAACTTTTATAAGTCAAAGTATATTGCTGAAACTTTGTATGATACAAAGTTCAATAGAATTATTGAGAACTTTGAGTATGCGAAGGAACACGGACAATTTCCACCTAAACTTACATATTCTAACCTTATTGCGACTGGTAGTAATATTACTTCCAGTTTTGTAATCAAACAAGGAAATAAACACGAAGGATATTATACATTCGGTAATTGTAGGTCTTTCAGGTATTATATGCCGACTAAACCGAATTTTATAGTCCGTTTTTGTATGGATAATCTTTTGGGGTTCAAATGGATTGATGATAAATGAAACTTGAAGAACTCCAAAAATACTTGGATGATAATAACATCACTCTTGAAGAGTATATGAGAGCAAATATGATTACTGATGAAGACAGGAAATATTTTGATAAGATATGGGTGGATGCGATTTATAAGAACTTCGGTGAGGACACTTGAAGAACTGGTACAGGGGATGCTCTGGGTGCCTCTGGATGCCTTATAATACTCTCATACACACAGACACCTGATGATTGACCTCTCTCAACTGACCGAAGAACAAATCAACGAACTTGAACTTCAAATCCAAAAACATAAGGAACAAGAAAAACATAAAGATAATCTAAAAAATCTAAAAGGTTATAAAGTGACCTTTTATGTGAGGTTTGACCCTGAAAAGCATAAGGATGATGTTCTGCTTACAGATGAAGGAGAACTTGACCCGAACATTTTTGCTGATTATCTATGTGATAATGTTGCCTCAAAGTTGAGTATTGATTTTGATTTTGGTGCTTATGAGGATATGAGTTATCCTATTGTGGAGATAGCAACAGAACAAGAAATTGAACACCAATTTTGAGGAAACTGAAATGACTACCGAAGAAAAACTCACACTTCTTCTCAAGGTTCTCAAAGAATACGCAGAGGTAAAACACTGCTATGATGTATATGGAGATGATTATACTCCAAGTGCTGGTAGTTATGATGATGCCTTTGAAGATGGTTGTGCTTATGGTGAGATTACCTTTGCCCGCACTATGTTAGAATGTATTGGTGAAAAGTTTGAATACCCTTGTATGAAAGAAAATGACTGAACGAGTAAAATTCAAAAGTATCACACGAGTAATTGACCCAAAGACCCGTATTCATTATCTTGATGCGATTGATGAGTATGGGAACCATTGGATGGCACAGATGGAGCACGACACAGAGAACTGGTTGTGCTTTAGTAGAGTATGGTATCAAGACGCACAACAACCTGTAAAACTATGACTGAAATTGATCCCTCGCTTATTCTCAAAGATAAAGATTGTATCTACTATCGTGGGGAAAAGTATCAGAAAGTAGAGAAACCAAAACCAGAAACTCTCTATGATATTATTGCTGATTGGTGGGATGAGATCTTTATTAATAATAATCCTTCAGGACAAAACATTGAAACTCTTGTAGAACAAATTGAAGAATGGTTGCCTAAAGAACAATCAGCAGCAGGAAGTCAGAATGTATATGTTGAATGTACAGTAGAAGGATTTAATGATTGTCTTACTAAAATCAAAGGTAAATTAAGATGACTCAACCAGAAGATTATTTGACTTTGACTCATGAAGAAATGCTAGAAGAAGCAGAAAAGCGTGAGAAGAGCAATCGTGTTCTTCAAAGATACAATGATTACTACAATATGGAATGTGCATCTCTTCCTCATGGCACTCCTATTACACCAGAGCATCAACAGATGATTGCATTCCAATCTATGATTGATGCTTTTCGTTGTGAGAATTTAAATCTTGAATATAATGAGATTGCCATTTCTGATATTGAAGATTTAATTGAGGCACTTGATGAACAGGCAACTACATTCCTCAAAAAAGTTAGGGAATTTAAAGATAGTGCTGATGGTGTAGCATGAGCAGATTTATTAAGAACCCAGATGAGATTATTCTGGAGGACGTAAAGATGGTTCATTATGAAGTCATGGAACCAGGCAAAGCATCATGGATAGGAATCTATCTTAACAATGGTAAAATGTATCACCTTAACATTGGTGGTGATAATCTTTGGGTAAACTATAGCGATGAATCATCATGAGATTTGAAACTCAATCGAAGTGGCAAGATTTCCTTGATGGATTTCGTAATGTCCTGTATATTCTAGACTGTTATAATGATGGTGATGAATGGGGTTATGGTGAGTTCTGGGAATCTTTGAGTATTGGATGGATGCAGGAATACATCTATCCTTATGATGATCCTTACAACCTAACTATCAGTCCAGAACGTAAGTTGAGATTAGCACAAGAACCAGAAAGAATTATTGTATCCGCAGAAGCATATGATGAACTTGTGCGACGAATCAATGAACCACCAGACCCTGCTGTGGTGGAGAGAATTAAAGAACTTATGAATCGTAAAGCACCTTGGGATAACGATGATGAGCAACTCTGATTATTATCGTGCAGTTGTACTTGGAGCAGTGTTAGGAATGTCCTTTCTAACATTGTTTTACATGGTCAATGTAGCACTGGATACTAAAGAACCAGAAAAACAACCTAAGTCTAACTTTGAAGTAGTGGACAAATACAAGGGATGTGATTTAGTTCGTTGGACAGATCACCAACTTGCTGAATACAAATACTTTTTGCATTGTCCAAAATGAAACTCTTTAATTACTATCATTATGAGGATTATGGGCATGAGTGGTATTTCCAACTCTTCTCATATTATCCTCATTTTGCTTTATTTGATTGTGTAGTTCAGTGGGATGAGTTTCCTGCTACAGAACTATTTCCTATGCTGCTGATTAGTTTTGGTAGCAGATCCCTCACAGGATTTTCATTCAGATGGAAATGGTTTGAGATTCGTTGTGATTTTCTCACATCTGCTCCAAGAAACTTCAACAAATACCATAGATATGGGGAGTCTTACAAATAAAATGTATAGCACCCCAGTGAAAGGTACAGCACCAAATAAAACTAAAATGAATTGGTGGCAGTATTGGATTGGTCATTGTTGGATGACTGGTTGGCAGAGCATGAGAATGACCTTTAGAATTTGGGCAGATCTCATGACTTCAAACTATGATAACTATGCTCTTCCTAGAACAGTAGAAGATCCTGAACAAGAATGCCTTGAATGGTTCTGGGTATCTCTTAATGAAGATGATACTTATCCCAAAGAGTTTCTTGAATATCTTATGCAAATGGTGGAAGACATTGAACTTGGTAAAGTAGAAACCTATTCATTTGAAGAAGTTATGGAAAACTTAAAAGATAGACTGGAGTTAGATGATGATTGAAAAAAGAAAGTTCGTAGGTTACTGGAGCATTAACTATACTCCAGATGAACCAGCACAATTTTGTTTATGGAAAATAAAGAAACCAAATCCAATTCATAGAATTTTGAATTGGTATCTACTTGGAAACAAGTGGATTGACTCAAAATAAATAGTGCAGTATCATATGATGTGATACGTACGTCATCACAACTTGAATAAATTTTATGGCAAAAGGATTTACAGTTAAAGCAAAAACTCCTCCTCAGGAGGAAGAAACACCATTGTTTGATATTGAGCGTTGTAAGGAAAGAATCAGAGGAAAGTCTATAGTTTTCTGTCTACCAGGAAGAGGAGTATCATACCAATTCCTTAAGTCATTTGTCCAGTTGTGCTTTGATCTTGTGCAGTCAGGTGCAAGCATTCAAATCTCACAGGACTACAGTTCCATGGTGAACTTTGCAAGATGTAAGGTTCTTGGAGCAAATGTTCTTGCAGGACCAGATCAACTCCCCTGGCAAGGTAATCTGCAGTATGATTATCAACTGTGGATTGACTCAGACATTGTATTCAATACAAATGCTTTCTGGGCTGTCTTTGATATGGAAAAAGACATTGCTTGTGGTTGGTATGCAACAGAAGATGGAAGAACTACCTCAGTTGCACATTGGTTAGATGAAAGTGACTTCAAAAACAATGGTGGAGTCATGAATCATGAAATGGTTGATACCATTTCAAATAGAAAGAAACCATTTACAGTTGATTACACTGGGTTTGGTTGGGTTCTAATCAAGAAGGGTGTGTTTGAGCATCCAGAAATGAAGTACCCTTGGTTTGCACCTCAGATGCAAGTCTTTGAGTCTGGTGAAGTTCAAGATATGTGTGGGGAAGATGTTTCCTTCTGTCTTGATGCTACTAGAAAGTGTGGATTTGAAATCTGGTGTCATCCACAAATTAGAGTTGGTCACGAGAAAACAAGAGTAATCTAATGGATACATATCGCATCCTTTGTAATGAAAGAGTGATCTATAAAGATCTTTCCCAAGAAGAGATGTTTGATATAATGGACGACCTGTCTCAACAGTTTTATGAGACAGGGGTTCCCAATCCAGGGGATCTTATGGTAGAATGTATTAGTTCAAAGGAGATTTAATTATGGCAAAGCGTCCTTCACTGACCAACAAGGTCATTATTGAGCACAAACCAAAGAAGACTCGTCAGGGTCGTTCACAGAATACAGTCCTTGCTGCATCCTCTAGGAATGGTCGTAAGAAGAGATATAGAGGTCAAGGAAACTAAATAAACCAGCAGGGTCATCCTTATGTATTGTCTAGACTCAAAAGATGAGTGGGCAATTATTCATGAGGATGACCTTTGGGTTTATAATAAACTAATTCTTGCAAAGAAATGTAGGCATCTCTGTGGACCAACAGGGGTGCCTGTTTTGCGTAAAGGGTTCTATGTAGTTAGACCTATGTTCAACCTGCTAGGAATGGGCAGGAATGCAAGGATAGAGTGGATTAATGACTATACTGATAACTTCCACCCATCTGAATTCTGGTGTGAAGTGTTTCATGGAGAACACATCAGTGTTGATTTTCACAATAAAGAGAGTAAACTGGTTGTAAGAGGAGAGAGGCATCCATCAGATCCTCTCTACAAATGGTTGAAGTGGGAAAAATTAGATAGAGAGGTAGAATTTCCTGAAATTTTGAACAATTTAAAAGGAGATTATGAATGGATTAACTGTGAATTCATTGGCGACAAGTTAATAGAAGTTCATTTTAGAAGAAATCCAGACTTTAGATATGGAAATAGTGTTGCATATCCAGTTTGGGAAGAAGAAATTGATCAAAATACAACAGATTATAGATATGTTGAAGATGGAGACTATCTAAGAAAGGGATTTTATGTGAAATAAGGGATAGCAACCCCTTAAAAAGTTCTAATTCACCTTAGAATTAGCAAATTTATGTCAAATTTACCTGTAGATAGAGACAAAAATTACATGCATCAGATGTGGGGAACCACAAAACTAGTCACTGATTATGGTTCTGAGTCTCAACCAAAGACAATTCAAGAAATTATGCATGATGACATTCCTAAAAATAGACATTTTTTGAAGGAACAATCAGAAATGCATGAGAAAATTAGAAATGATGAAGATTATGATGATTGGGAGTATGGAACTGAACCAACTTATGGGAAACCACAATAAATACAAATAAATATAAACTTATAAAGTGCCCTTACAAGAAGTATCAAGAGCTTTTAGAGATATAAGTCTCACTTTTAAAAGGCATCCAGTTACCAATGATATCACTTCATTGAAGAACGAGGATGCCATTAAAAGGTCTGTGATTAATCTTGTAAGGACTAAAATTGGCGAAAGGTTTTTTAATTCTTTGTTAGGGTCCAGAGTTGAAGATTACTTATTTGAAAATGCAGATGCATTTATTGTAACCCCCCTTCAAACTGAAATTAGAACTGTACTCAACAACTTTGAACCCAGAGTTTTAACCAGAGAAGTGAATGTTAATTTATTTCCAGAAAGTAATGAGTTAGATGTTACCATTGTATTTGATATTGTAGGGTTGACTGCTCCCACTCAGAACGTAAACTTTATATTACAACCAACTAGGTACTAATGGCATTTACTCAGTATACAAACCTGGATTTTGCACAGGTAAGACAATCAATAAAAGACTACTTAAGGGCAAATTCAACCTTTACTGACTTTGACTTTGAGGGTTCTAACTTTTCTGTCTTAATTGATGTCTTAGCATATAATACCTACATCACTGCATTCAATACCAATATGGTTGCGAATGAGGCATTTCTTGATAGTGCAACAATCAGAGAGAATGTAGTATCCCTAGTAAGAAATATTGGATATGTACCCCTTTCAAGAAGATGTGCCATTGCAAAGGTAAACTTCTCTGTAGTTGATTTAGTCACAGATTATAAAACAGCAACTTTAAAGAAAGGAATAGTCTGCACTGGAGATTTAGATAATACAAGTTATA